CAACACCAGGTTGTGCAGTTGGATTTGTTCCAGGTGCTGCTTGTTGAGCAGGTGTTGCTTGCTGAGTTGGTGCTGCTTGCTGAGCAGATCCAGCTGCTGCTGATTGTTGAGCTCCTCCACCGTCTACTGGATTACCGGCAGCAAGTTCTTGAGAAACACCCATTAAGAATTTTTCTACTTCACCCGTTGACATAGCAGCTGGGTTTTTAACTGGTGCTGTAGATGATGCTTGCTTTACTACATCGCCCATAATCTTCTGTGTTTGTAAGAATCGTGAAAGAGAATCCATAGATGGCTGTTGACCAGAACTACCCAAGTATGTGTAATAATCTTTGTAAAGTTTATTTGCAACAGCACCTACATTTAACTTGCCCTGTGCTTGAGCACCCCATTTACCAGGAAGAAACTTCGCTCCTAGTTTATTAAGTCCTCTAGATATTATACCCTGTGGTGCTTCGTCAACTTCATGTTTATCTAGGAACTCATATATTTTCATTGTCAATCTCTCAACTGTTCACTTATTTATTGTTTTAATTATAAGAGATGAGCTAAAGCTCATCAGTTATTGCTTTCGCAAGCTCAAGCAATAACTTTCTTTCTTTCATCGAAGATGAATTAATATTATCTAGACCTTAAGTCATACTTCGCCCGCATAGGGCGAAGGACCAACATTATCTGAGCCTGTCGGTCATACTAGAATAAAGTGATTTCCTTTTGGAACGGAGGCGGTAACCCTTAAACCCCCTACACCAGCTTCGCATAAGTTACGGTTAGTAGTTATTCCCATTCTAGCGAAAACACTTACTATTGCGGTTGCTTTTTCACAGAGCCGCGATCTTTTAAAGCCTGAAGTTAGCTTTTGTCCTGTGGCACCCGAGCATCTGAACGCAGGAAACTGCGCCCTCAACGGGGATCGAGCAGCTCGATCAAACGGAGCCTATAGCCTAATTTTTGCCTAATATATGAGAACCGTGAACACGTACAGATATCTGTCCGTTGTAATAATCAGTTGATTCTAAAACACGATGATTAAACTGTTCTCTTGCCTCTATGTATGAACACTGTGCCTTTGAATTACAATAAAAAAGTATTTCTCTCGTAAAGTTTTCTTTGCCTAATGAAGTTACATCTTCGTTTAGTTTGTCGTTTGACCCGTAGTAGTCTCTCCAATCTGAATCAACTTTACTACGGATTTTCTTCTTCTTTTTAGTGCCGTTCTTGAGTTTTACTACTTTGTAGGATGTTTTTGCGAACTTTGCTAGTTTCTTGCCTATGTACTTCTTGCCTGAAATCGTATTTGTTATTAGGTAAACGAACCCTACACAGTCTTCGGGTAGAGTTTCAACAATGATATTTTGATAAGTCCAATCACTTTTGTTTACTTCTTTCAGCACGTACCTTCTTCATCCGTTCTTTACGCAATTTCTGTAGTTCTTTGCGTCTGTCTGCGGCTAAGATACGTATAATTCCTAACGCATTACGAGCCAGCATACCGGCTTCGTCACTAGTGCCACCTTCCCATTTTTCGTTACAACGAAAGTATTCTCGGAAAGCTAACATCAGTTGTTCGTGCGTATCTTCGCCCTTGAGTATATACCCACTCTTACTCAAAAACTTCGGTGGAATTGGCATAAGAAGTAAACCCGTCCTCTTTAATAACTTTCAATACATTATTCACACGACCGATCAATTCATCCTTGTGTGAGATGAGATAGATATTTTTACCACGCTCACGCCCCATCTTCTTGAGTATGGCTAGACTGTTTTCAACACCAGCAGCATCCATACCGCTATCGATCAATTCGTCGATAAACAGCAAGTTGATAGGCTGATAAAGGTTTTCCCACATATCACGGAAAGCCCAACTCATTGAGAGAATCAGTCGATTACGTTCACCACGTGATAAGTTATCGAAATCTAAATCTTGTCCTAATTGTGTTATTTCTACAGTTAGATCGTTTTGGAAAGAAACTTGATGTGGAAGTCCAATAGCTTCAAGATAATGGCTTAATCTTGTGTTAAGATAAGATAGATTCTGATCAATGATCTTCTTACGGATAAAGCTATCTTTGTTGGTTAACAATTTTAATAGGAACTCTTGGTGTTCTTTTAATTTAGTTAACGAGTCAACTCGTGAAAGATCTATTTCTTGTAATGCTGTACGAGCAAGCTCTTCAACCTGTTCTTGATATGGGTCAATCTCGTCATTTTTTAACAGATATTGATTGTGTAGGTTATCGAGATTATTCTTATGTTCATAAGCATCTTCAATCTTATCATAGAACACAGATGGTCGAGATCCGATGTCCCCTATCTCATCTATCTTAGAAATGATTGCAACTAAGTCTTCTGCAATTTTAAGTTCGTTAGCATACGCACCTTCAATATCGCTATTGATTTTAGCAATCATCTCTTCTTGTTTAGCATCATGTAATTCCTGTCCACAAGCATGACACGTGTGGTCGAGGGTACGTTTCTTTTCTTTTTCTAACCTCTCCACGGCCTTTTGGGCTTGTCCCAGAAGTGTTTCACAGGTAGCTTTTTCTTTATTGAAGGCACGGAGTAAATCGGAATTTGTAGTCCAAATTTTGAGATTAGCATGATCCTCGAGCTCACCTTCAACATCGAGGGAGTGTAGGTGTTTGATCGCTGTTTCGATTCCTTTGAGGTCTTCTTCTTTTTTTGAAGTCCATGCTTTTTGTTTAAGGATAAGACTGTCGATAGTTTGTCGTATACGCTCATTGCTAGTTTTTGTTGCGTCAATAACAGCATTTTCTTGTGTAATAGCATCCTTGGTGCCTTTCGTTTCTTCTTTAAGTACTTCTGCTTTTTCACTGAGCAGAGTGATACCTAGTAGCTGTTCGATCACTTCTCTTTGTTCAGCTGCTTTCAAACTTAAGAAAGGTTCGGTGTAGGTATTCAGTGCCACTATATGCTTAAACATAGTGTGACTCATGCCTAAAAGTTCAGCGATAGACTCTTGTGTCTTACGACTGTCACCTTGGCTCTCGTCTAAGTCAGCAGCTTCTTGTTCGCGTTCGTTTACATAAAATTTAAGAACGTTGGGCTTACGTCCACGTTCAATACGATAGCTTGTACCATTCTTTTCAAAGTTAACAGTGATAAGCATATTCTTGTTATTGATCTTATTGATTAGGTTTTCACGACGAATGTTAGTCAATGCTTGCCCATAAAGACCATAGCTAAGTGCATTGATGATTGTAGTCTTGCCGGTACCATTTCTAGATCCGCTGTCGTCACCGCCTTGGTCTAGATTTTCACCTAGCACAAGTGTTAGTTGATCTTGTTCAAAGTCAACAGCTTGTGTAACATTACCTACACTCATGAAGTTCATAACAGTTAAGTTTTTAATTCGAATTGTCATAAGCTATTGTAAATCCCTAAAAGTACATTTGGATCAAAGTTTTCGCTTTCGATGTTGATTAATTGATTGGTAACGATCTGATCAACTGTTTCAAACTGTGTTATCTCTATGGTGCTAGTTCCTTCGAGATCTTTACGTTCAACAAGCATACTACATTCTCTTGCACCGTATTGTTCGATAGCGAGTTCCTTAATATACTTTGCTTCTGAGTGTGAAAGATCAATATTCATGTTAACACGAATATGCATCTTAGGTTTAATCCTTGCTTCCATATTATCGAGCAGTTGATCTAGCTTAAAGATACGATATAGCGGAGCATTTGGCCAATTTATGTACTGTGGTACACTTCCCCATTCTAATATCATCATACCTCTATCATCATCAAATGTATCTGCGAAGTTATGTGGAAACGCATTTCCAATGTAATGGATATTTCCTCTAGCTTGACGTTTATGGAAGTGTCCAGTAAACACATATTCATTATTTCCGAGATCATCTGCTTGTATTTCACCATGGTCGGGCATCTGCACCATAGCGTTCATCATGAACAGTGGCAGCTCAAAATGACCGAACATATACCGGCTCTTCATCTTTTTAAGTTTCTTCCATTCATCACCGACAAGCCATGGAACGAAAGCAACTTCATCCATAACTATTGGTTCAGTTAGCATGGTTATACCTGGAATATGTTTTCCATATGCTACGGAACTCATGTCTCTGCGATCTTTATAATAAAGGTCATGGTTTCCAGGAAAGAATATAACTTGTTGGAAAGCAGCACCGAGTTTTTCTAATAGTTCGATGCCGGTGTTAAGTGTAGTAATATTAATATTACTACGGTTATGATTCCAGTCACCACAGAAGATAGCAGTTTCACATCCATTCTCTTTGGCTGTTGCGATAAACCAATCTACAAATTCAACACAGTCATCGCTATGTGCTTTTGAATTTGACTTTAGTCCAAGATGGATGTCGGTGAATACTGCCGCTTTCTTAAAAAATTCCATTGAATACCTCTAAAGTTATAATAACAGATGTAGTTCTAGATCACAATAAAATTATTCTGATGAACTTCCACTATTGCGGATCTTCGCTAGATCCCATTCGTGATTACTCTGTCTCGTATAACTTGGATTGAAATTGTTCATTTCTAAAATATCATCTCTGATATTTTGATTGCGTTTTTCAATATTAATAACTCTAGTGAAACTGTTTGTGACTGCTGCTGTATAATAAGCAAATGGATTTTGTGATTTACTTTCGTCAAACTGTAATCCAATTTGAGTAAGTTGAAGTATTGCTTGTCCACGCATCTCGTCGTTGTAAG